CCAGTCAATTCGTTCACCATGATCACCGATAACTCCTGTCAGTTGGTCAGTGACCATCACATAATTGTGCGCTGTCATGATAACCACCATTCCGGAAAGTCGAAACTGATCGTGCCACTGAAATTTTCGATCTGGAAGCTATTACTACCGATCTGCAGTGTGATGACACCACGGTCGGTGAACATGTCATCTGGCTTGCCGTCAAGTGTTGGCCGGATTCCGTCAATGATATATGTTCCGCTAAAGGCTGAGCCTTTCATCGGCTTATTGTCAGAAGCTCCGACAGTCCCCTTACGGGTGAAAACGTCGCCAGTCGTCTGATTGGTAATCTTCATGTTGCCGCTAGACGACCCTTGCAAAGTTATCTTGAGAGGGTGCCCGCGACGCTCAGGGTCAATCATCACATCGCCAGGATTGTAGACTGTGAAGCTGCTTGTTGTGAACGTGTAGTGGAGCTTCTGCATTGGCAGATTATTGCCCCACCCTAACGCGTTCTCGTAGTTGAGTGACGTGTCCAGGCTGCGGCTTAGCCCAATTAGATCGGTCAAGGTGACCTCACAGGTCCAGATCCGCTGGCCAGCAAAAGTTGGTGCTGCTAGCTTGGCCTTCACATAGTACATACGTTGCGGCCAATTTGAGAAGCAGATCCAGTAGGCTTTTCGTGAAATCAGGAATCTCTGTAGCGCGTCATAAGCCAGCATTGCGTCTGCTTCATTGATCCCGTTAAAGAGGAATTCCATCTTAAGCTCACGAGTACCATACGATGTTGACAGCAGGCGTGAACCATCCATCAAACCAACTTTTCGGAGATTGTCTGATGGATTGGCTGGCTGAACGTCTGGAGCCTTGTAGCAATAGACGCCCTCAAGGTCCGGCTCGTCGAATGCACTATGCCAAGACTTACCATCAGTTGAGATTGAAAATTCAATCGGGTCAAAAGCTAACTGATTCTGATATTCGCCAAATCGGTAAGCATGTGGTTTATCTTTTCGCTGAGAAAAAACTTGGAGCATCCTGTCACCGTCCTTTCATCATGTTGTAAGCTTTAGCGTTCTTCTTATTTGCATATTTGACAATTGAATCCCCATCTAGTGCAACGTTCAGATCGAGTCCCTGAACGCTAGCTACTAGTGCCTCGAGCAAGCTGATCATACGGTCCATCTTAGAACCATTCCCTTGCGGTGTGGTCTGTCCACTCGGCTGTGCATTGGCCGTGGCTTCAAAAGCACGGTCAAGCAGTGGCTCGGCACTAGTAGCATAAGGGTTCAAAACAAATTCGTGATGTTCCGGGTTGTCACCAATGATCGCATTAGTGAGCCCAAACACTTCGCCACCAAGTGCATACCGCCGGCCACCTGTTGGCCCCCAGCCGCCAAGTGTTAAATCTGACCGCCAAGTTGTGTCGTTAAACATGGCCAGAAGTTGGTCAAACGGACTATAGATGTTCGTATGCCCAGGCATTGCATAGCTCCGGAACGTTGGGTCAATGAATTGCAGAATACCTTTAGAAGGCGTCCCCTTCTTGGCGTTACTGTCCCAATTGTTAATGGCGTGTGCATTACCACCAGACTCGTGCTTGATCACGTTCATGATGTGAGAAATGTCAGCGCCAGAGATTGAGACGTGCATCTTTGCAGCAGCAGCCCGAATTAAATCAGGGCTAGCTCCGCCAGACTCAAACTGTGCTTCTAGCTTCTCTAGGCCTTTCTTGAACCAGTCTGCAATCGGCTGAGTCAGCTTGTCCATTGCTCCGTGCGCCAAATCGGCATAATGGCCCAGATTGTTGTACAAACCGCTTGTGGCCTTCTCAATCAGGCCTTTGGTAGCTTTTAGCGGATCAGCCAAGAAATCTTCCAGGGCGCTGAACTTGTCGCCAAGCCAGCTGCCAAGATTATCAAGGGTACCCTTAGCCCAGTCGATGCCTTCACTGATGATGCCACCGTCTGCGTAGTGCTTAGCACCAACAACTCCGCCGGTGGCATAGTGGTCAACGCCGACCGCATTCATGATTTGGCGGGTTTCAGGCCCACTATAAACGCGAGTGCCTTCCGGCAGAAAGCCTGTCCAGTTCCGTTCTTGACTCATATAGAGTCCCCCGTCCGGCGTCTGGACAAGTTCCTTCCAGTCAGGGCCGTCGCCATCATTGATAACGGACAAGTGGCGGTGAATGACACCCCCTTGGGCGAAGTGTACCTTGCCGATGTTACTTAGCCCGGTACCGTGTCCGGTGAAGAAGCTCCAAACCTTGTTGATACCACCAATGGCAGCATTGATGACGTTGATCACGCCATTCATGCCATCGGCAGCGGCTTGCTTGATCCCTGACCAGATGCCTTTGAAGAAGTTAGCAAAGGCGGACCAACCAGAGTTCCAGATGCGTTGGATGGAGTTCATCCCGTTAGAAATGGCCCCACGAACGTTACTCATACCATCAGATGATCGCTGACGAATGACTTGCCAGGCGTTCACAGTTAGCCGCTTCATCGTGGACCAAGTATTGTCCCACGTCTTAGTTAGCGAGCTAGAATGCGTCGCAATCGATTTCCCAATGCTCTGCATACCGCTTGAAGCACGCTTGGTCATATCGTCCCAAGAACTACGGGCCTTCTTCGAGAGCCCGCTCCAGAAGTTGTTCCAATTTTTCTGACGTTCCCGCTGCATCATCTGTTCAGCTTTGAGCTGTTGCTTAGAGTAGCGGTCGTAGTCTTTCTTGGCATTGTCAAAAGCCCTTTGGAGGTCCTTTTCCCAGCCAGCGTTGCCAGTCAGACCGTTCCAGATGCTCTTATTGAGGCTCTGCATCTTCTTCTGGAAGGCTTTACCGTCACGGTCAAACGCCTTGTTGAGGGCCTGGAACTGCTTACTAAGGTCTTTCTCCCAGCCAGCATTTCCAGTAAAAGCATTCTTCAAAGCCTTACCGAGCCTATCAACAGCATCCCTGAACGGTTTGATGTGCTTGTAAGCTTCGTATAGTGCAACACCTACTGCTGCAATGGCTGCAGGAATCAAGAACCAAGGGCTCAGCACGACATTCAAAGCCGTCTGGGCAATTGTTAGAAGCTTTTCAGAGGATGTAACAGCTTTGATCGCACCGCCAACAGCTTTGATCGCCTTACCCGTGCCGCTAAATACAGTGGCTACAGCATTTACTCCCATAGCCGCCGTCTTAAAGGCAACAATCGGGCCAAGCAATTCGCCAATCACCGTTCCAACATTCTGGATGGGTTTTGCGGCTCCACCAATTCCGTTGAGGTGCTTGGTGAGGTCGTTGATCGGGCTTAGCAACGTGTTGATCACTTTCAGGACAAATTCCACCGCATCCCCAATCAAATGGAAATCGGTAGCAATCCCATGAAGGACACCACCAGCCAGAGTTTTGATAAACTCCCCAATTAGCTGATTTAATCCCCTAAATGGCCGAACCATGTCAGCAATCGCGTTAGTTGCGTTATTGAACGCATCGGCAATCCCTTGGCCGGCGTTTTGAAAGGCTTTCAGTGTCCGTGGATCAGACACCCAGCTAGACACAGCTTTATAAATTGGATTTTGGGCCTTGGTAAATGGCTCTACAAATGCCCCCAAAAGTCGTGGAGCGGTGGTCCGAATGATCCGGCCCATCCCGTCTAGAGTATTGGTAAAGTTCTTTGTGGCATTCTGGTACTCGTGCCCCATGCTAATCAATACATGGTTCATTTCACTAGACTTGATCTTCCCATCTGACATTAATTGATTCATGTCAGCCATCGACATATCCTTGCTGTGGTGAACTTGGCGCTCATACTTCAGCAATTCTTGACGGAACTTTGGGAAGACGTTCTGGATTGAAAGCATATCCTGGGCACTAGCCTTACCATTACCAACCATCTGTGCCCACTGAGTTGAGAAGTTCTCAATTGAAGCGTCACTAGCATTAAAGGCGTCTTGCAAGGTAAGGATAGACTTTGAAAGCTCACGAGTCTTGGTAGCATTGTTAGTGACAGCGTAGAACTTCTGATTTAGGTCATTGACCATTTCCGTTGAGTTCTGAGCCGAAATGGCCAGCTGGTTAGTCATGTCAACCATCTTTTGGCCTTCGGAGGCTGAGCCAGTCAACGTGTGCCAGCTGGCAATCATGGTTTGCTGCTGCCGTGTGTATTCATACCCGGTAGCAATCAGAGACTTCATACCATTACCAATTGCGTAGATACCATTCAGAACAGCACCGCCGACAAACGTCCCAGCCATAATCTCTTTAAGATGGGAAAAAGACTGCTGCGTATTGTTGGCTTCGTGTTGTGCGTTTCTTAGAGGGTTTGTGAAGCCGTCCTTAATTCTCATCCATGTGGACTTCTCCTCAGGAATGTCTTTAATCTTCCGGGTAAAAGTCCGCAGCTGAGTATCATCAAATTTTGCCTTCAGATTAAACGTCTTGGCAGTAGGAATCTTCTCAGTCTCGTCTTTGACCTTATCGATGGATTCCTTGACCTTTTCCATACTATCTCGGGAGGTATTAGCCGCTTGTTTTACAGCCGAATTAGCCTTGTCAGCAGCTTCCTTGGCCTGATTGCCATAGCTGTCCCAGTTGGTTGAACTTTCCTTTACGTCAACACCGGCCTGTTTAGCTGCATCTTTGGCACTATCCATTGCCCGTTTTGCTCTATCAACGCCTTGGGTGACTTTATCAATAAAACTCCAGACGAACTGCTTTTCAGCAACAACGCTGCTCATTGGCTATTCCTCCTTTCCAACAGCTTCATAAAAAGCTCCTGACCAGTGGTCAGCTTCCGTTCATCGGAGCTGTCACCAGTTAGGAGCTTCTTTTCAATCTTCTGATTGCGCTGCGCTAAACTATCAAACAGATCGCCCATTGATCCTTGAGGTTCAACGGCAACAGTCTGCTGTGGAACCTGCTTAGCGAACAGCGTTTGGTCGCGCTGATCAGCAAGGCTAAGCTGGTAGCCTCGCTCAATCGCTTCAAATTCTTTTGGCGTTAAATCGCCTAATTCTGATGGGCTAAGTCCGATTCGCCTGGCTTGGGCGAGGATTCGTCCGATGCTAGCAGGCTCTTGAGCTTGTTGGTTTCGGCCGTGATCTCTTTGAGCCCAATACTCAGCTGGCTGGCCCGTTCCTCGTCTTTGGTCTGATCGATCTGAGCCTGCACCATATCGGCGTTCTTGTCGGAGTTCTTCACGTATTCGCGCAACTTCCGGGCTAAAAAACCATCGGCCTTAAGAGCGTTAAGAATGTCAGCAAATGCCTGGTCAGTTGCTTCGTCGCTGGCGAAAACAGAAGCCTCAAGGGCTTCTTCAACATCGGTTTCGGATGGCTGATTGCGTTTATACCATGCCAGAGCGTGGTAGTAAGTAGATACAATCACATCAACATTTTCACTTAGCAGGCCTTCAACGAGGGCTGAGAAGCCGTCCTGGTTGCCATT